TTCTTGACGGCAGTGAGTGCCGCACCCTTCCCGTGTCTGCCTGCGAGGTTTGACCCGAAGACAAAGACAGGAGGGTTCATGTGTGGCGCACTGGAAGCCACATAGTTTGAGTAGTCAACCGAAGAAGTGCCGACTTTCGAGGACTTCGTCGATGTTGAGGTTGCCGATTTGCGGCGCATCTTTCTCACCTTCTTCTGGATTGGTCATGAGCATTTCCCGCATGTGCTTGAAGAAATCTTCATGGCTGTACATTTCATGGAAGACTTCTCGTACTTTCACTTTGAGCTCAGGGATGAGACTCGCGTGGGTCGCGAAGGAGTCATGGATACCCGCGAAGGGGCCTTCCCAATCACGGACAACCAGATGCATGTGGGCTGCATCCTGCGAGTGGACGAAGTTGGGCGAGATGCCCGTCATGAAGGCTCGTGGACTCGGTATCTTCTCACCGTCTTTGGTTCGAGCATCGATCTTGATCACATGGTTGATGCGGCCCTCTCGGCCGACTCCCCTGATTGTTCCCCTCTGCTTCCAAGTGATCTGATGGTTTGACTCATAGACAACTGGGAATCCACTGGGTGAGTTCCACCTGAGGATTCGAGAGTGTGCAAGTTCGAGTGTTGCGATCTTCTGCATGTACTTCATGGTCTTGAGAGGACCGTGGCAGACAATGTTCACTGCCTCGATGAGTCGCCCTGCCAGTAGAAGGCAGTCATTCTCATCTATCGAGTAGAGCGTGGTGTAGCCTTCTGCATGGCAGTCAGCGTACATATTCTCTCCGATCTTCCGCCGACCAGCGCTGTAGGCCCGCGTCATGGCACCACGCTTGGCGATTCCCTTTCGGACATGCTTGAGAGGGATGTCTCTATCCCGGAACCACTTGGGTTCCTTCTTACGCATCTCCTTTGCAACTCGGATGTAGAAGTCTTGCTGGAGTACGGAATCTGTCAGGGATACAAGCGCACCTGCTTCTTCGTCTCTCGACATAGCAGCAAGATGTTGCCACCCATTGTTTGCGCCATCGATCGGTATGGGCAGGTGGGATCGAAATCCCTCAGGGTCTTGGATGTGTTCCCAGAGTTCCCAGAGGGCGGCGAGAAGGGAGAAGGGTTTCTCGGCTTCAGCCTGCCAGATTGGTCCTTCCGAGGTAATGAAATGCGCAAGGTTCTTCTCCATGTACTGGATGCGATCGCGTGCAGTCATCTTGTCGAGGGAGATTGAGTCCAGCCTTTCCTTCTTGATGATGGAGTGATAGTCAATCTCTGTCCAACGCTTCATCTTCTTGAGCTCTTCCAGATCGAAGCTTGGGTTGTAGCAGTTGGCCGCATGGATCAGTAGTGCATCAATGCCTTCCGACGTGAGGGTGTGCCCTTCCTCAAAGAGAAAGAGTCCACGAGAAAGGTCTGATGACTGGTAATTGAGGAAAGGCTCACTGAAGTACACACGACCGCGATAGTCGCAAGAAACCTCCTGCCAGAAAGCTGGAGAGTAGCGATCGTCATCGGGGGCCGAACCCTCACTGAGCATCTCAACCAGCAGATCAGCCTTGTCCAGAATCTGTCGGTACTCGATGTACTTCGAAAGAAGTCTAAGTAGCCGGGGATCCTTTGTCGTACCATGGAATTTAGCTCCATCTAGGTGTTTCAGCTTTGAAGGAAGTCGATCGACACCGAATCTTTTGGCAGTGAGATCGAGGATGTGCTCTTTGCCCGACGCTTCTTTGAGACGGAGCTTCGTTTCGGGCGGGCGGTTCCTGAGCTCTTCGAGGACGCGGAGGTTGAGCCTCCAGCCTTGGGAGCGGATTTTGGAGAGGGCAGTGATGTAAACCGCGCTATGCTCTTGATCGTCTGCGAAGGCGGCAGCATCGGTCCATCCCTTGATGAATGGTTCCTTGGTGACTTCACTCCGAAGTCCGGCGACGTCAGCCAGACGAGAAAGAGAAGTACCAGAAATATCAGGATATACCCAGTCATGAGGTTGGTTCAGGATTGTCACGAGGTACGGGGCTTTGATACCCGCGTAGGCTCGATCGATTGTGATCAGACCACACTGGAGAAATGACTCCAGCATCAGGTCGCCGAGGGCCAGGCAACTCTTCGAAGACTCCGGGGTCTTGTCGTCCTTCGGGACGCCAGTGATTCTCAGCAATGACTTGCCAATGACCATGGACGCCTGAGTGAGCTTCGTGGAATTGCTTTGCGAAGGAGTCTTGTTCGAAAGGCATAGTCGGAGTAGAGATGACCAAGATCTGTCCACACACATCTGGAGGGTAATTCCGGAGTCTGCTTGCAGATCGTTCGACCATCGCTTCAAGATCACGCATCCTTCGTTGTACTTCTTCTGGGACCCAAGGATAACTGTAGATAGTCGTTTCGTCAGGTATTCCAAGGGGGAAGAGATGATTGACTCCTCTATTCGTTGATGTCATCGAAGTCGAGCGTTGAAGCTTCCATTCGAGTCGTATCGCCGTTGTAGAACATGGCTCCGGCATCTCCGGTGTCGCCAGTCTCACGGGCTTTGAGGACACGCAGCTTGACCGTGTTTCGGATGCGAGGGTCTTCTGCTGTCATGTCACGTGCGAATGCCAGGATGTCGAAGCTCACCTGCTTGATGGCACCTGAGCCTTTGATGTCGTCCATTGAGGGGAGACGACCTTGTTCGAAGGGAACTGCGCCGGGCTTTCCTTTGCGCAGGTGGGAGACGACGCCAATCCAGACGTTGTGCTTCTTCACCAGCTTGAGGAGACCCGACATGAGGGCATCGACTGCCTCGTTGCCTGTCTTACCGTCAGAATCACCTTCAGAGACTGCGATGGTGATGTGGTCGAGGAACAGGTGGGTACAGCCCGAGAGGATCATGTACTCCAGGCGATCGAGGATTGAATCGTCTGCGATCGAGCCCTGATGGTCGGCTACGATGATGCGGTCATCACCGAAGATGTACTCGAAGGCTTCTCGCTCTGCGTCTTCCTCGATCCCATACTTGCGCATGTTGGTCTTGAGATGCATGCCGATGAACTTCTCGGTGGTATCGCCGGGAGATTCTTCGAGGAACATGAGGGCGATCTTGCCCACACCCTCTTCGATGTTCTCGATGTATTCACCTAGTTCGAGGATGATCTCTTTGACGATGGTTGACTTACCGCTGTTATGTGTTACGATGTGATTGCCCAACAGGAATCGGCCATTCCCATCAACTTCAAATCCGTAAAAGTTGTCAATGGGTAATGTCTCTATTGAGAAGCTGTACCTGTTTGATTTCTTGATTTGCATCCTTAGGCGTGCTTGTTTTCTCTCTAATGCGCATGGGATTTGATCTATTTTCCCACCACTTATCCAGAGTCGGTAGCAGTTTCCAAAAGGATTGTTCTTTTGTTTTCCAAGAGAACAAGCATAGCCTAGCGATTCTGCAAGGGATTTTACTGCAAGAACTATGTGCTCTTTCTTTTGAGAAAATTCGTATCCGTTTTTCTCGGCATTGTAGCAACCGTCTGTGTCTAAGAGACCAGCCAATAGTTGGAGTCGTTGAGAGCGGCTGCTGCAGAGGTATTCCTCTGGGATATGTTTGTTGTTTACTAGATTCTGTTTTCGTAGCTTTTGAAGAAAACCGCCGGGACTTCCCCAAGCGAATTTTGTACTATCTTTTTTCAGGTTGAGCCCGAGCTGTCGCATCTTATCGAGCATTGCGATACTACTGCTTTCTGCTGAGAAGCGCGCTCCTGCGCTGTATCCATCCCCGAGCCAAACACCGAGGATATAGGGGTGAATGGGTAGCTTACGGTGAGGGTAGTCTACTCCTTCTGATTTGAAGCTCTTGAAGAGATGTTTCTTTTTCGGAGACCACGAGAGATATTCTGCGACGGAGACATCTACAACATCACCTTCTTTTGTACCCCATCTGTATTCGTATCCCGATCGAACGAGGCTTAGGATGTGGCTTGTATTACATACAAAGGAGCTACCATCACGAAGTGTGATTTTCGCCATTTCTTCTTGTCCTCTGTAGAGACGTTGTACTTTTCGAGTTGTACCATCGTCACCAATTAGTTGATCACCGACAACAACATCTTCAACAGTTTTGCGGCCACCTTCTTTGAGTAGGACTTCGGTTCCTTTTTGGAAGCAACCCGTCCCCGATGTGAGGAGCACGACTTCGCCTCTACGCATGCCCTGAAGCTTGTCATTCACTTCTGGCATGCAGGGAGGGTACGGGACGGCAATGACTTCTTGCTTTTTCTTGTACGCTTCCCAGAGCTTCTCGCCTGTTACGAATCCATCGGGTCGGTAGGGTTGAACTTCGAAGGCGGCTGATCGAACAGCCTGACCACCTTTAGCCAACCAGAGGTCGCAGAAGTCTTTTTCTCCGTAGGAGGCAGGGACTTTGGCTCGGTCGTACCCAACGATCTTTGCGATGTCAGCAAGGGCTTCTTGTCCGGCTTCGTCATTGTCGAGACAGAGGACGACTTCGTTGTAGGACCGGATCCAATCACGGTTCTTGAGAATGATCGCGCGAGGAGACGCCGATGGAAGAGATACGATCGGGTAGAAGCGCTGATATTTCTCGAACATGGCCTGCTGGAGTGCCATTGCATCGCATTCTCCTTCTGTGATGAAGAGCTTGCGGCCGGGCATTGCCTGAGCTTGACCGAAGAGTTGATCGACACCCTTCCAGTCTCCGACCGTTGAAAACGTCTTGGGTAGCTTCCTACGCTTGTAAGCCACTACCTTTCCTCTGCGCGTATACGGGTAGAAGTGATCCTCATGGGTCACCTTCACGCCATAGTGTTCGCAGATGTTCTTTCGGATCTTGCGATCCACGATTGAGGCCGAGTCGAACTCCTCGATGTCCTCGAAGGAGATCATGTCCTCTGGCCGAACTCGACGAGTACTCATCTGTTCTTTCTTGTGTGAGTGAGGGCCTCTTCCGGGAGTGCCCTCGCCATCTACGTTGTTGGTTTCACCGCATGAGAAGCAGTAACCTCTGGGCTCATCTTCACGCCATGCGAAGGCGTCCGACGAACCGCAGTCCTCATTCGGGCAGGCTCCGTGAAGCCATGCGCCTGTCCCTTTCACGTGCTGTTTGACGTTTCTTTTCATGGGGAGTGTCGTGTGCCTTTTGACGGTTTGAGCTTGACTTGATCCTCACCGGCGCGGTATCGTTGTGCCGGAAGGCTTCTTCTAGTTCTAGTAGGCTGAGCTTTTTCACGGTGCGAGCATACTTTGCTTGATGAACGATTGGATGATCCTTTTGACTTGCGCATGGTCATACCCGGTGGTGAGCCAGCGGATAGGTTCGATACGGCCGTTGAGATAGCGGCGGTATCCTTGCTCATCGACTTTAGTAAGCGCATCCACTTTGTGGAGGATATTTGACTCTGCGTGGGACATGATGGCTTTGGTTTTGCAGAGCATGACGATTTCGAAGGTGAAGCACTCTTCGGGATACTCTTTGAGGAAGTCATGGATGTGGTCTGAGGATGACTTGTAGACACGCCAGTTGGACTGGCCCTTCACGTTACCCCACTTCGAGGCACGATGGAATGACTTCTTGCCGAGGTAGACTTCACCCGTGAGGAGAAAGGTCACTTTGTAGATGAAGCCGAAGTACTTGCTGGTATCTAGATTGCGCCCTTCGGCGAATTCAGC